GAACCCAAGTCCGAGCGTTGCGGCATATATTTCTTTTTCGACCAATCCACCCTACCAGCTGCATATAGGCAACGGGGCGGGCACGACGGTCTATGATCCGCGCGTATCGTTCACCTTCGGCATTTCAACGACGACCACCTGGACAGGCTCAACGACCGCACCAGTGGTCGACATCCCCACCGGGCTTATATGGAACACCATTTCTTGCTCGGTGCAACCTGCGGGAGCCACGCTCGACGCCCAATATCAGTACGCCAACCCGACCACGTTCACGAGCGTATTGCCGACGATGATAGCCGCATCGTCAACTAACGGCGTGACGACCTGGACGACCAACAACACACCCGCAACGGACGCGACCTCAACCATTACCTTCGGCACACCGGCATCATCGCCCACTTCGATTAGCTGCACGCTTACTGGAGTGATAACCGCAATCTAGGTATGAAGCGCCTTTTCGCAGCATTTCTTTCGTTCGCGGTTCTCATTACTCCCTTCGCATATTTGGAAATGGTGCCAGCGGTCGCGCAGGCGTCTGGAACCGTGTGCGATGTTGGAACGGTTGTGGGCACCACTTGTGTCGTCATTCTTACTTCAGGAGCCGGTCAAGGAAATCAAACATGGCCAATCCCTGCCGACTGGAACAATTCAAATAATCAAATTGCCTGTATTGGCTCAGGAGGAGGAGGTGGTGGTGCAGCAGCAGTATCTACAGAATCCGGTGGAGGCGGAGGAGGAGGTGCATATGCTTCAACAACAAATGTAACACTGAGTGGCACAGTCACTTATGCAATAGGTGCATCCGCAACCACAACAGGGGTTACAAATGCGATAGCCGGCGTGCGAGAAACATATTTTAACGGAACCGCATCCTCCACAAGTCCTTCTCTTTTATGCGATTGGGGACGCTTTGGTACGAGCACTCCATTCGGAGACCCACAAGCAGTTGCTGTGGGCGGTTCGGTAGCTCAATCAATAGGTACAACGGTTTTTGCCGGAGGCAATGGCAGCACATCCGCTAGCGACGGCGGCGGCGCGGGCGGAGGTGGTTCAGCCGGCCCTACTGGTGCAGGCAAAAACGGAGGTGCCGATTCTGTATCAAGTGCTCAACAGGCTGGCGGCGGTGGTGGTGGTTCAAACGGCGGAAGTTCTACTGCCGGTTCAAATCCTGCTTCTCACAATGGAGGTGCAGGTGGTAATGGGACAGGAGGTACTGGTGGTGGAGCAGGTGGCTCAACGTCTGCCCCCGGTGCAGGGGGTAATGGCACCACAAATAGTGGCGGCGGTGGTGGTGGTTCAGGCTCTACTTCCGGTTCGATTAGTGCGGGAGGGATTGGTGCGTGTGACCAATCTTTTGACTCATCACATGGTGCCTGCGGCGGCGGCGGCGGCGGCGGTTCAGGTAGTACCGTAGACTCAAACGGAGGTGCGGGGGGTACCTACGGTGGAGGCGGGGGCGGCGCATCAAATGCCTTCGGCAATAGCACTAAAGTAGGAGGCGTAGGAGGTCAGGGTATTATCGTCATCATCTACACGCCGTCGCATAACTGCGGCGGCGGCACAGGAAATTTAAACGGTTCAAACTGCCAAATTTTCCTCACAAGCGGCACATCGTGGACGGTGCCTTCTGATTGGAACGCATCAAACAACACTGAAGAGTGTATTGGTGCGGGCGGTAAAGGTGCAACCAACCAATCAGGCGGCGGCGGCGGCGCGTATGCAGAAATCTCAGACCAATCACTAACTGGCACCCTTAGCTATGTCGTTGGGACAGGGGGTTCACAGCTCGACACCTACTTTGACGGAGCAGCATCGACTTCAGCTCTATTAAGCTGTGCGCCCGGTAAGAATGGTGTGGGTAATACAACACCAGGCCCCGGAGGTTTGGCCGCAAACAGCACAGGTGCAACGACCTTTTCAGGCGGCAATGGAGCAGACCCCACGAGCGCAGGCGGCGGTGGTGGTGGTTCTGCTGGCCCATTTGGTATTGGACAAGCTGGCGGCGCAAACTCAGGCGGCATAGCGGGCGGTGGTGGTGGTTCTGACGGCGGCAGCTCCAGCGCAGGAGCAAATACTGGTATTGGTGGGAATGGAACTGCTGGAACCGGTGGTGGTGCGGCTGGTAACGGAAACACATCAGGCCCAGGCAATGGTGTTAGTGGAGGAGGTGGAGGAGGCAGCGAAGCTACAACCGTTTTCTTTCCCGGTGGAAATGGCGGCTGCGATACTTCGTGGGATGCGTCGCATGGAGCGTGCGGTGGCGGCGGCGGTGCGGGCGCAGGTGCCGCCGGCACGGTTGGTCCAGGAGGCAACGGAGGAACTTACGGCGGTGGCGGCGGAGGTTCCGTAACCAGTGGTGTTGGCACCGGCGGCGCGGGCGGTCAGGGAATAATCGTTATTACCTATCTCCCGAGTGGTGGTGGAGGATCAACACCTGCACCTCTCATTCAGTGGCTCTTGCAGTGGTGGTACATCTTTTAATGTATGCAACAAAAAACGCCCAGCAAAAGCCAGACGTTCTTTGAGCAACCTATTTATTTCTTACTGACCGACCACCACACCGGAGCATTTCGCGCTGCTCGGCAGCGAGAGCGTGTAGGTGTTGGAGCCAGCCTGCACGAACAAGTTGGTCGTGAACGAACCAGACACCGAGTTACCAACAAACGTCCCGACCTCGGACTGAAAAGTCCCTACCGCGGCACTGCTCGGTGCGAACGATATCGAGCAACTAGCTGGAGTGGCCGAGCTAATAAACGGCACGAGAGCAACGAGTGCTGCACCAACGACCGCACCGCCCAGAATGGCTTTATTCATGCATCGAAAAGTGAACTAATAAAGCGAACCGACACACGCTACCAGATTATTATACCCCGTCAAATCGTACTATCATCGGAGGAAACGTGGACATCAACTAGCGTTATCCACACCTGAAACAGGCGTGAAATCGCGGTGCTATCATAACGACAACGTATGGACCAACTAAAACTAACTCCACAGCTCGCCGAAGATATCCGCACCCGCGTCAAAGCCCTGAGCGCTTCTCAGATTGAGAAACTTGCAAAGTCGAAGAACGACAACGGCACCTTCGACGTCATTATCTCGACCGAAGACCTCGATCGCGCCGGCGAAATTGTGCGCCAGGACGGTTGGGAGCTGACCAATTACAAAAACAACCCCATCGTCCTTTGGGGCCATGACTACTACAGCCTTCCGATAGGCGTTTGCACCGAGACGTATAAGACGAATGTGCACGGCGTGCCGGCAACCGGCGCCAAAGGCGTTTTCTATCCCGCCGACATCAACCCATTCGCGCAGCAAGTGCGCCGCATGTATGAGTACGGCGTTAAAAGCGGCGTTGGCGTTGGCTGCACCACCTCGGTCGGCTTTATCCCCAAAGAATTTGATGAAAACAATCAGCGCGTCATCACGCGCGCAGAGCTGCTTGAGTTTTCGTTCGTTCCGATCCCGGCCAACCAGGGCGTAGGGCCCGCGCAAGGCCGCGCGCTTTCCATCGCCGAAGCGCGCTCACTCCAGCTCGACATCGTTGGGTTGCACCAGAAAGGAATGGCATTTAACGAAACCGTCGGCTTCATCCCCAAGAGCATCACTGAAGAGATCGCGGACGCAAAAACTGCCTGGACCAAGCCGACCCTCAAAGACTTCACCGAGAAGGCATGGGCGGAGCTGACCGACGAAGAAAAACTCGACATCGCGAGCCACTTTGCCTACCGCAAAGACTACCTCCCCGCATCATTTGAAGACCTCAAACTCCCCTATCGACGCGGTTCAGACGGCGCCGTCATCTTTGGCGCCCTTAAAACCGCGCTGCGCAGCGTCAATGGCCCGCGCGGTGGCATCGACGTAGAAGACGATAAAAAGGCTGTCTATGAGCACCTCGCGAAGCACTACGCGCTCTTCGGCAAGCAGGCGCCCGAGTTTAAGACGCTCAAGGAAGCCCAGGCTGGCGACCAATGCACCAACGACGACGGTTCACCTGGCCTTCTCGCCTCTGACCCCAACGACCCTGACGGCCCGCTGGTTTGCATCCCGCAGGACCAGGACAAGGGCTTCAAGGACGAGCATGGCTCGCAAAAAGAGCTGCTCAAAGCGGTGAGCGATGAACACGACCGCCATGTCGAGGAAATGGATAAGGCAGTCGAAAAGTGCTTTGGCACCGGCGAGAAATCGGCCGGCAAGTTCAAGGAGCTGCGCGACTCTATAAAAGACGAGCACACGATGCACCGCGCCAACTCGGTCGCTAATTTCAAGGGCTTCAACCCGTCGGATGAGAAAGCGTTTGACCGCAATCCTCACCTGAAGGCATTGCGCGACGAGCACGACACCTATGAGGCAAAGAACTTCAAGGCCCTCGACGAATTTGAAGAGAAATCGGTCGACGACGGCGACGAGGACAACGCATCGTCGGCACTCTCGGACAAGCTCGACTCCAATCAGCGCTCGCACAAGCGCGCGGTGAATAAGATCGCCAAGGCAATGTGCAAGGAAGCGTTTGGCCAGGAGGATGAGCCGGATGAAAAGACTATCGAAGTGCTCAAAGAGTTTTTGGCGCCCTACGTTGATGAAAAGCTTCTCGCGCCATTGACCCTTAAGATCGCCACCAAACTGACTACCGAGACCACCAAAAAGCTGAGCGAGGCTCATCAACATTTGAAAGCTGCAACGACCGTGCTGGAGAGCCTGTCAAAAACTCTCGGGGACGGTAGCGGGGAGGAAACGCCAGCAGCCGCACCGGCGCCCGCAATACAAAGGTCGAATCCCGTAAGAGTCGCGCCTGTGAAGGAAACCGAGCTAGACGCTCATCTTTTCGCACGCGATCTGTTGCGGAGCATAACAACTGCGGCAGGGAATGGCCTCAAGGATATTAACGAGGAGATTCGTAAGAGCCGCAGTCACAAATAGCATATGAATTTTGAAGAAATCAAAGCAATGCACATCACCGCGTTTGACGAGGTGATGAAAGAGAAGCTCGTTCCGATAATCGGTGAGCAGACCGCGTTCGCAGTCAAGAACATTGTTGATAAAATGAACCTTCAGCGCGCGACAGTCGGTCATGACATGACCGGCCTGACCCCGAAGGCGAAGAAGGATTTCGTTGAAATCGTCAAGGCGACGGTTTTCAAGGATTTCAAGATCGACACCAAGGCTAACGAGGCGTTGATCGAAGAGCAGGACAACCGCGGCGGCTACCTCGTATCGCGCGAAATTGCGGATGCCATCATGCGCATCGCAGCTTCGGTAGGCACGATCTTGAGCCAAGCGGCTAAGTGGGATATGACCACCGACGAACTCGGTGTGCCGAACTACACGGGCTCCTTCCTCAAGGGTTCGTATCTCGGAGTGGATCAGTCGGGCTCTGTCACCGGACTTACGTTCGGTCAGGCTCAGCTTATCGCCAAGAAGTGGCAGCTCGCGTTCGTGGTCGGTAACGACCTCCTCGCTGATGCCTCGGTCAACCTCGCAGATTGGCTTCTCGCCCTTGGCGGTGAAGCTCTCGCGAACATGATCGACTACCAAGGCTTCGTTGGCGGCGCCAATACCGGCGATCCGTTCCTCGGTATTCTCAACTATCCTTCGACTACTACGGTAGACGAAACCGGCACCAAAGTGACTTCGTACGTGCTCCCCAGCACTATGACCACCTTCGCAAAGTATGCCGTCCTTGACGACAGCTCAGCGATGATCGGCGACATGGAAGAGTCTATCCTTGGCGATGCGGCATTCTATATGCATCGCACCGTTTGGGCTAAACTCCGCGTGCAGAAGGACACGGCTGGCAACTACATCTTGCCTTACGCAGGATGGTCCAAGCCTGACCCTGCTATGCAGAGCAATCCGACCGGCGGCCCAGTTAAGCCGATAGGAGAAATCCTCGGTTTCCCGGTCTACACCAACCGCTGGCTCCCGGCAGTCGGTGCATCGAACGTCAACGGCTTTTCCGACGCTGCAAGCAATCCGTTCCTCATATTCGGCAACATGAAAGCGTTCGCTTTTGGCGACAAAGGTGAGATGCGCGTTGCTCAATTCGAGTCGGGCAGCTTCGGCGGCAAAGAGATCGCTTTGGCAGATCAGCGCGGACTTGTGTACAAGCACCGCCACGCTCTAACCCTGGCGCTTCCTCGCGCGATGGTCGTTGGCAAAACCGCAGCATCCTAACCAACAAACTGAATAGCAATTTCCTCGCTATTCATCGCATCCCGATTACTCGGTAACACTTTAACGCTATGAGCGACGAACAAGAGAAAGTCGACGCTGGCAGCGAAACCTCCAGCGTAGAAGCTCCGGCAGCGGAAACACCTGAAGTTCCGGCACAAGCTGAAACTCCGGCAGACGCGGAAGTTGCTGCCGAGAAAACTCCCGAAGCATCCGACGCGAGCCGCACCGGCTACGCCGAGAAAGGTCTTCGCGCAGGCGACGCATGCATTTGCCCCGATGGGCGGGGCGGCACCGTCCACCAGTACGATGCAGGTCTTATCTGCATCCCCAATCAGGATCAGGGCTAATACTAGGCCACGCGGTTTGCCCCCGCACTCGCCGGATCGACGGCGGTTGGCAAAATCATAAAACTCATATGCGTTTCAACCCATATGACGACGTGTTGCATCAGTCGTCGACCGTAAGCTCTGTAGCAATACAGTCGCTCACCGGCTCTTCGGCGGTCAACGGCGATTCGATCGACACGGCAGTGTCCTTTGATGCCGATTCGATCATGGTCCATGTGCGCGCCGAAATTGCCTCAGGCGCTCCCAGCGCGGCAACGGTCGCGTGGGCGCTTCAGGAATCGAGTGATAACTCGACCTTCGCCGCCGCAAACGACAACACTGGCACCGCGATTGGCGGGACGCTCAACGTTCACACCACCGCAGCAGACAGCTACGCTCGCGTCGAAGGAATTATGGTCAACCGCAAGCGCTATTTGCGCATCGTGCTGACGCCTGCCTTTACCGGCGGCACCAGCCCCGCGATCTTGGCCTATGGCGAATACATCGGTTCACCCGGCAACAGCCAGGTGAATGCAGGTCGCGCCACCAGCAACACCTAGTGTGCTCGCTTTGCTCGCATCACTCACCCTGCTGCGAGCAGCGCCGAGGACATTAGCCCTCACCTATGCAGATCACTGGCGAAATCGTTGCAGGTTCGGGCGCGAATTTTACACTCGCGCATCCTCCTGTTGCCAATACGCTCGCGCTCTACGGTTCGGGCGTTCGCCTCACTGGAGGCGGCGTTGACTACACCCAAAGCGGCGCCACCGACTCAATCATCACCTTCACCTCGCCGGAAACGTATGCGGCAGGGACGGTTACTGCGGACTACGAAACGACTGATAACCCGTCCTACGGGACGCAGAGTGGCACCGATATTCTCTCGCCATTTGCGCTCACGACCCTACAGCGCGTAAAGGACCTGCTCTTCGACCCCAATCAAACTATTCTTTTGACGGGCGCCTCGCTCACCCAGGGCTCAGAGACCGTCACGCTCTTCACCGTTCAAACGGGGAAAACCGTTCGCGCGGGCCAACTTATCTCGGGCCTGGGCATACTTGCCGGCACCACGGTTGCTTCTATCTCCGGCAGCACCATAACGCTTTCGCAAAGCGCGGTCGCAACGAACACCGGACAAACGCTCACGGTTGTTGACCAGACGCCGCAGTACGATGGGATGCTCATCCGCCTCATCAACTCAGCGACCAACTACATCAATAACGAGTGCGGCCGGCCAGGAGGCTTTGTCCAGCAAACCTACGTCAACGATACCTACTCAGTGAGCAATCCGCGCCAACGCGTACTTATCTTGCGCAACACACCGGTATTTTCGATCAGCAGCTTTCAGTGGCGCGCCGGCACGCCCAGCAACCCGAGCTGGACCGACTTCATCCCCGACCAATTTGAATTGCTCGACCCGCGCACCGACCCAATCTCGGGCACGGTGTGGTATCCGTCGGGCTCAATCCGCATTTATGGCGTCTTGCCAAGCCTCTACAGCAACATGCTGCGCGTCACCTATGTGGCGGGCTACCCCGTCAATTGGGCCAACGCCGAGGATCACAATACCCACTGGCTCCCGAGCGACCTCACGCATCTCTGTGAGCGCATTGTGGTGCGCCTCTTCACCCAACGCACGCTAGGCGGCAAATCGAGCCAGGCGCTCCAGGGCGCGACGATCACGTGGCGCAACGAGCTAGACGCGATCGACCTCGACGTTATCGGCCAATACAAGGACGTGCACTTCTAAGATATATGGATTTTCAAGTTCAAATACCCAAACTCCAGCAGCTCATCGGCGCATTAGGCCAGGCGCCCGAAATTGCAGCACCTATCCTTCAGCGCGCGCTCAGCGCCTCGCAAGCGATCCTCGCTAAATACACTACGAAAGAGACGGTGCCGTTTCGAACGGGATTTTTGGTCCAAAGCTTTCGGGCCGAAATGACCACGGGAATGCTACGATGGTTCCCCACCGCTTCATACGCACCCTTCGTTGAATTTGGCACCAAACCGCACACGATTACTGCGCGCAACGCCAAAGCGCTATTTTGGCCGGGCGCCGAGCATCCTGTGCGCTCGGTGCATCACCCCGGCACGAAAGCTAATCAGTTTATGGAGCGCATCGTTAGCTACGCGCAAGCTGACATATCCGACACGTTCACCACCGCGCTCGACAAAATCAGTGAGGCTATCGCGTCGCAATCTTCATAACGTATGGCACAACCTGCAAAAGCAATAAAAGAACAGATCGTCGCGAACCTCCAAACGCTCCAAACAAATGGGGTTATTCAATCGTTCATATCACTCGACCAAAGCGCTAACCCCCTCACCGACATCGCCTCGGATGGCCTGCCGCTCGCTATCATTGCTATGCCGCGTGTTGATGCGGATTTTGAGGATCAGGCGAACAACATCCGCACCTACCGCTACGATATTCTCTTCGTCCTCAACCCATCAGCACTGGCTAACCCAGCCACCGACGTTGAAGACCTAATCGACGCCGCCCTCAACGAATTTGACACCAACTTCACGCTCGCCGGCACCGCAATTGCCGCCATATTGCCCGCCACCGTCGAAACTATGCCCGTATCCACAGGCGACGACACGCTGTTGTGCGTAAATGTTACTCTAAAGGTGCGCACGCTCTACACCATCGGATCATGAGCTTAGACCAAGACATAATCAAAAATAAAGCCATTCAGGAGGCGCCAGCCAAAAAGGTTTTTACCTTCCCTGGCGACGGCATTTGGCACCCGGAGCGCATTGAAGCCGCGACGGTCGCGGAGGCCGAAGCCATCTATCACCAAATAAAGAAGCTGATCGCGCCCGAGACGGCCCCGCTATCCACACCCGAGCAGAAGGAGGAGCCCAAGGACGTACAATAACGACATATGGCGAAAATCATCGGTCGGCAATTTTGGGTCGGCATGGCGAAGGAGACCTCCCGCGGCACTGCCGTCACCACACCGGCCTTTTGGGTCCCGTTCACCGACCTCACCATCGACGAAAAACAAGAAGGCGTTTTTGACGCGCAAGCCTA